ATAGATCTTGTTTCTGTACAAGACATTCCTATGGACGCAAAATTGTATCTCTTATTAAGAAGGACAATAGAAAATGAAGCATAAACCAAAAACATTTTCGCAGTTTTTATTCAAAGAAGAAGGAATCACTCCTACTAATACAGCAGGATCAGGTGCCATTGCAGGAATTCCTCCCGATCCTACTGTTGTTGTGAAGAAAAAGAAATTAAATATTATGAAGAGGAAATTGCCTAAAGTATAAATATGGGTATGATACCCACCGAACTAATTACTTTAATAGCAGGATCAGCCACGGGATTTATCTTCCGTCATATGGCAGAGAACAGAAAGAATGCACAAGAGAACTTCCAGCGTGCAATGACATTTAAAAAACAAGCCGAAGCCTCACAGAGTGCTGCGGCTAGAAGAGTTCCAATTGATGCGGGTAAAGGTGTAAGGCAAATCATTGTTTTGGCTGTTTTGTTTGGAACAATTCTTGCTCCTTTTGTGTTACCGTTTTGGGGAATTCCAACCATTGTGGAAGTTGATCATACATCTCCAGAATTTTTATTTGGATTGATTCCATCTAACACAGAAAAACTATTTCAGACTGTGAATGGTTATCTTTATACTTCAGAGAATCGTCAGATTCTTCTTTCAATCGTAGGATTCTATTTTGGTTCGGCAGCGGCATCTAACAAATCATAAAGGCACAAATGCAAAATATCATTACAAAAATTAAATCAATAGCAATCAAAGTATGGAATTGGATCAAGACTGCTGGTGGAAGATTATATGGTCCCAATACTTCTGTATCCAAGAACACAGAACTTCTTACTCGTTTGCAATCTCACAAAACAAAGATTAAGTTGAGAAAACCAAAGGCAAAGAAGGCAAAGAAGACAAGCAAGAAATAACTTCTCTATAGAAAGAATATTATGCGATTGATTATTCCCCTATTTGTAATGTTGTGTGTTGGCTGCTCGCCCTCGATTAGTATGCCGAGTCTTACTAATCAAACTCCAAATGTATTGACACATGATACAGAAGTTGCTGTATCATCGGGAGTGTCAGGAACTTTGGATCGAGGATCTCATGTTCAAACAGAAGCAGAAGACAAACCGCTTGTAGAAGCAACTCTATCGCAATCAACTACAACCACTGTCAACGGAAAAGAAGTTCAACTTCCCAAAAACACAAAAGTGGTATTGCCTCCTAATACCTTTCTCGTCATCAAGGATTCTGCAACTGTTCGATTGGAAGAATCAGCAGACATTACTTTGAAAAAAGGAACTGTGGTTACAATGTCAAAAATTAATTGGTATGCTATTCTATTTTATATGATGCTGGTGGGTCTAGTAGCATTCTATTTCTTCTATATTAAGAATCAAGAACGAGACGACAATCAAGACGGATTCGTCGATGCACCGAAAAGAAAACGAAAAAATGTATGAGTACTCCTCTACTCTCGTAAAGATTGTTGACGGCGATACGGTCGATGTTCTTATTGATCTTGGTTTTAATACCACAAAAAAGGAACGAGTGAGACTGTTGGGTATTGATACTCCTGAATCTGCCACAAAGGATCTAGTAGAAAAGAAATTAGGCATTGAAGCAAAAGAATATATCACACAATGGTTCACAAAGAATACTCCGTTTCGTTTGCAGACTACTAAAGACGATAAGTACGGAAGAATTCTTGGTGTGTTTACTGGATTAGATGGAAAGACTTTGAATTCTCGTTTAGTAGATGAAGGTTATGCTTGGGCATATAACGGCGGAACAAAGGTAAAAGACTTTGCAGTATTGCTAGAAAAAAGAAATCTGAAATGAAAACATTTGCACAACATATCCGTGAAGCAAAGGAATATATTTTGTGGGGAAGACCAAAGGGATCAACAGATGCACTTGATGATGTTGTTCTTTATACGCAAGGCAAAAGCATAGCAGATTTGGACAAGATCATTAAACTTGCAAAGGAAAAGGGATGGCACTCGTTTTCAAAACAAGTCATAGACATCTCCCAACCATATGATAAGAATGCGTTTGTGAAAGCAATCGGGAAGAAGAAAAGATAATCCCTTCTTCACGTACTATATTTTATAAAAATACAACTATTTTTTGTTTGTGATGAAGCGTATTGGTATAACCATTTTATCACTTCATTTTCCTTTTTATTTTTCATAATTGTGTAACAGTAATTTACACCAACAAACTTTGTCAACCACCAGGTTTTATCTGTTTTCTGTTTATTTTTTGCTTGTTCAACTAATTGAACAATTGTATCTTTTGATCCAGATAATTCTTTAAACATTCTAGCAAATTTTTCAAATGTTTCTTTTTTTGGTTTGGTTATTTCTGATTTAAACTGTTGAGGAGTTATTAACTTTGATAATGGTATGCCAGACTCTATCGCTGCTCTGATCACCAAACCTCCTCCAATTTTACCACCAGCAGAAGTTTTTCCTTTTATCTCTCCCTGCCACGAAGAAGGTTCTGGTCTACTAGAAAAAGTTCTTAATTGTAATTCTCCTTCTTTTTTATCTGACATAAACTCAATATAGATGTCTTTGGAATCTGTCATATTAGATCCTGTTCTAAACGACTTAAATGTAGCAATATCTTTATTTCCTTTATTATAAATTTTAGAATTAACTTTATTGCCTATGGGAACTTTTTTTAAGGATATTCCGATTAGATTATTATTTTCAAACTCATCATACAAATACCTATTTAAATCTTTTATTGTTTCATGATCTTTATTAAATTTAAATCCTTTTTTTATCATCCAAATATCAGCAGGATTCCATTTATCCTCACTCGTTATACCACTAGTTTTTTTAAATAATCTGAATGCGTTATAGATTTCATCAGGCATTCCTTTACCTCTAAAGAATAGAAATCCAATATTTTTATTTTTTTTAACATTCGTAAAAATTAAATTAGCAGTATTTATTACAGAATAATACCAATCATCATCTAATTTTTTTATGCAATCGCTAAGTTTTCTATCACAATAAGCATCTTTGGTGGTTTTATCAGTTAGTTCTGATATATTAGTTAAAGGTTTTTTCAGAAATTGTCTTGCTGAACAGGCATATGCTTGCAAACTTTCTGCTAAAGCTGTTATCTCTGATCCTGCTCCTGATCCTACTCCAATTGACATGAATGCTCCTTCACTTATTTATAATTAATGATTTAATCTTCAGTAATAATCTTAATATCGTCTGCAAGACTAGCATACAATTTCTTGCAAATATAATACGAATCCACAATATCTGAAACAGGAGAAACAGATTCTTGTTTCTTTGGAGTAAGTATGCTTTTCAAATCAATTCCTGTATCTACTATCCAAGCAGAATACATAACATCTTTGTCGCAGTTTCCTTTTCCTGTGGCAAACTTCTTTACCTCTGATGGTGCAATGATTGTAACAGGAATGCCTAATTGATATAATTTATATTTTAGGATACCTGTATTTTCTGCAATCTGAAACACTCTACCATGCGCTCCGAATGCATATCCTTCTAATGCCACATGAGTAGCACCCATAACAATATCAATTGCCCAATCTGCTATACTTTCGTATCGTTGTTCGTCGCTGTTCCAATCAGATAGTCGCTCACCAAAGATATGAGTGTTTGTTATTTCTGACTGTCGTTTATTGTCTGTAAGAAAGTAGAACGAGCAATCGTCATAACAAAACTTCTTGCCTACTACAGACTTGTATAGACATATTGCAGGTCCTCGAAGCGAGTAATCAATGCCGGCGATTATCATATGAGTATTTATGTTAAAGTCCACAGTATCTTGCCAAGATAATTCCAACACAAAAACCAAACACAGCAACAAGTACTTGCTGTATTTTATTCGGTTTCATTGTGGTGTTTCTGATATGACTTGTGCAATCCACGGCAAAAATCTATCAACACGAATTGCAGAGTTTTCAAAAAGAACTGATCTATGTCTTTTCATTGATGAGATAATGCCTACAAGAGTTCCCGAAGAATCTACTATTGCTCCACCAGAATCTCCAAACCAAATAGTTCCTTGTGTCGGAATCATTTTAAAACTAATAGGTTCTTCTTCAAGAGTTCCGTAGTACCAAATAGTTCCTGGATCACTTTGTTTTCGTATTCCTCCTCCATATCCAATTGCCTTTAGTTGCATTCCTTGAAAGAAAAATACAGGTTGTGTTGGAATAGTCAAAGGAGTTTCTGCACACTCTGTTTCCAAGACTCCTATTGCTAAATCATTAAATATAATACCCGCCAATTTAAAAAATGGATGCATTATTTGCTTGCAAATTTTATATTCTTTGCCATTGGTGACGAACCAATAAGCATTAGTTTCGTCGAAACAATGTGCTGCTGTCAAAATGTGCGTTTTAGTGATAAGAACAGCACTTCCAATCAATTCGTGCTGTTCTGTCATTAAACAACCAACTCCTGTCTCTTCCGAATCAGAGATTGGAGAGAAACCCCGGAGAAAGGGTTGTGGGAGGGTCTGTGTTGATGCTACGGGTGGTGCAGGAAGTGAGGAGGGTATCCCCCCGACACAGGCTGGAATGCAGACGAGTGCAACCACTAACAGAAGAGTGAGAACAACATTTCTCTTCATGCTAATATTTATATTCCGAATCGACTTCGGATTGAAATATTCGCAGAATTATTTTACAATATCTACAATTTCACATGATCCACCACCACAAGCAAATTCTTGAGAACCTGTGGTATTGTCTGTTTTCTCGTACTTTTGAAGTTCACTCCAATCCACATTCACAGGAATACGAGAGACCAATGCTTCGTATTCTTCCTTTGTGCAATCCTGAAATGGAGCCTGACGATAGGTGTGATCCGAGAATGGCAGAAAACTAATTCCAGAAATTTCGTCAAAGTTTTTATAGACCCAAGCACCTACCTCAAGCCATTCGTGTTCTCGAACACTCACAGTAATGGATGGTTTGTGTTCTGTCCAATATTGCTGATACATTAACCACAATTCTAAATGCTCGATTGCACTTACATCTTTTCGAGTAACCGATCCAACCGCTCGCATCGGAAAAGAAAATACTGTAACAGAATCTGGCTTTGTGACGCACTGTTCGTATGGAAATCCTTTGTCAATCATTAGTTGACACAACGGATCTTTGCGATCTGCTCTCACCGTTCTAATGTAATACTCTGCGTGCCGCGGATGAATACCACTTGCCGAATCTACCAATGTAGAAACTGTTCCGCTGGGTTTTGTGCAAGTAATTGCTGCTGCGGGATTGATGCCTAACCGCTTTGCAAACTCTTTATTTACTGCAATAGAACTTTCACGAAGACGAGTAAGAAGTGCTTTTGTGTCTTCTGATACTTTGCTTAACATCTTATTGTCAAGGATTCCTGTAAGAGAAACTCCTAGCAAGGCTTCTTCTTCGCAATTCTTTTTCCATTCACTTGAAAGATATGGAAAATTTGTAAGAGATGCTTGGAATGTTCCAAGAATTGTAGCAATACGAATCTTTCTCATTAGAGTTTCTTCAGTATCCGTTGCACGAACCACTACTTCAGAAAGATTGCAGAACTCACGATCACGCAATAAAATTTCGCTACAAGGATTGCATCCCCAATCATAATTTGGATCACGACGATCTCCAAGTTTTTCAACCGTTTTCTTTGCAGCCTCACGATTGAATATACCTCGTTCTCCGCTTTTGGATTTATAAAGAGAAATCCATTCTTCCATGAATACGCCCATCTCTGGTTTTTCTTTATATGCAATAGAATTATTTGAAAGTGCTCGTTGTGGATTCTCATTCCACCATGCACCTGTCTTGGCATCTCGCATCTTTTCGTCTGTGAGATTGGACAGCGAAATCAGTGCAGATCGTCGAACTCCACCAACCACAACTACTTCTGCAATTTTGCAAACAATATCATGACACTCAATTGAAGTTAATTTTCTTCCTGCTGCTCGTTTAAAAGAATCCATCGTGAAACGAAATAGTTCATCAAGTGGAGCAGGACCACTTGCACGACCACCAAATGTTTTTAGCCTTGCACCCGCTGGACGAAGTTTACTCAAATCCCACTTTGGAATTTGTCCACCAATGAGAAGTGAAATCAATTCTTTGTAAGACTTTGCCCATCCACCTTTTGAATCTTCAACAATGATAGTAGTATTGCTTTGAGAAAACTCTTCTGCAATTGTCGGAAGTCGTTCCACATACTGTCGTTCAATACTGAATCCAACTCCTGTACCATTTAACAAAACATAAAGAATCTCATCAAATGCTCTCACCCGATTCACTGTAGTGTATGCACAATTGTATCCTGCAATATTAGATTTTGTGAGTGCTTCTCCTGCGGTCATGAGACAACGCATGGACGGCATAACTTCAAGATTTAAAATGGCCGATTCTAATTCGGCTCGAAGAGCCTTGGTCAAAGAGAACTTTGTGTTTTCTTTTAAATGAGTTTCAAAGAAATCAAAATATCTGCTAACAGTTTCTGTCCACGATTCTCTACGATTTTCTTCGTGTAACCATCTGGAATATCTTGACAGATGAATGAATGATTGAAATTGAGTAGGCAACGGAACATAATTTTGAGGCATAATAAATCTCCTGTTTCACTTCTTATA